TCCTCCCACTTCTGGGAGTAGTGCGACCTTGCGGCAGATAGCTGCTGGAGCCTTTTCTTTTCCTCCATCCCATGTTCCTTCTGGCCCAAATATATTGTGATAACGGGCAACGCAGACAGGAATATCATAGTTACGATTATATGCCAAGTAGAGACGTTCGGAAAATAGTTTCTCCCATCCATACTCTGAGTCTGGGTTGGCTGGGTATGCTGATGATTCACGGCAGTCAGGATTCTCAGGGTCTAATTGATTATGTTCTGGGTACATACACGCAGAACTAGAATAGAATATCTTTGTTTTGTTTACACCTAACAATCTATTCAGTGTAACTTGTTCGTTCAATACATTTAGATTGATCGAAGCAGAGTTGTGCATAATATCAGCAGAGTGTTCATCTGTAAAGATGTAACCAGCTCCACCCATGTCTGCAGCAAACTGATAGATCTCATCAAAGGAACTTCCTTCAACATCTAACACTCTTGCAACTAAACCTACTTCTCTTAAGTCACCTTGAATGAACTCATCTGCAGCACTCTCAGTAAAATCGGGGTACTTTAAATCTACGCCACGAACCCAATACCCTTCTGATCGCAATCGTTTTACCATGTGGCTTCCAATGAAACCGCCTGCACCCAATACTAGTGCTGTCTTCTTATCCATACAAGTTTGAAATAAACTTCATCTTATTTAGTGTATCACACACTGACCGTTTTCGCAATGACCGTATCTAAAATGTTCACGGTTGGAAACCAACCAAGTTCCATGAGAGGTGCGACATCAGCACACAACTCATCAGGTTCGTTAGGTGTGTCCTCCTTGATAGGAAGATGACCCATACCCATGGCATTGGCAAGATCTATAACAGAGGTCATCTGTCCTGTTCCTACATCTATTGTTCCTGTAAAACTACTAGGAATCAAAGTTGCAACTGCTCTGACAACATCTAATACATGAACCCAATCTCTCTTATGTCTTGTAATATACTTTGCAGTTCCTTGTTTCAACATCTCATATAACATATCATCTCTACTTCCCTCCTCTGCCCATACATTAAAGAACCTCATACCCACACTGTTAGGTGGAGCCTGTATCTCATTTACTTTCTTTGTTATGGCGTAGGGATTCTGCCACCAACTATATGCACCAGCAGAACTTGCATACAACAACCTAGTATTATACTTTCTGCAATAATCAAATATGGGTTTAGATTTTTCAACGTTGTTCTCCCAGAATTTATCAGGATTATCTACACTATCTCTGAGTGCGGCGTAGGCTGCTAGATGAATTATAAGATCATAGTCTGCACACCCAACGTCTACAAAATTTTCTATATCATCTGGTCTGTCTAGTCCATCAACATCAAAGATGTCACTCAGAAAATCAAAGACATGGCTGCCAATAAAACCTTTATGTCCTGTAACTAATACTTTCATTCTTTTTGAGATTGCAAACTCTCCATGTATTGTCTATCATTTATCCCTGCTGTATTCACTTGAGATAAACCTAAAGATCCTTGATACCAACCAGTAGCGATATACTTATCACTCATAGGAGGATTGCCTCTATGTAAGTGAGTGTAACTTCCTGGCCATATAACAACAGTTCCTTTCTGTGGTTTAAGTTTTACTTGTTGATATAAAAATTCTGTCTCTCCACCCTCTTCAACATCATTCAAATATACCATCCAGGCCATAGTTCTGTTATGAAGATTCCAATTTATATTTTCACCATGAAACATATGATAACCTTGAGTTGGTTCTGTTTTTTGCAACAGAACAATGGCACTTATAAAATTGAAATTAGTTAGATATGAAAATTCATTTATGTAATAGTATAAACATCCATTAACATATTCCATCAATCCTTTTGCTTCACCAGGCGAAAAAGCATCTAAACATATTTGTTTATCTTTAACGTGTGTATAATTTCTATCACTAACTTGAGAAGCTTGATCAACATATTGACATAAAAAATCACAAAAATTTGGATCTACAGCATCAGGAAACACTCCTATAAAATCTTTTATTTCAAAATTAGGCACATCCATTTAGTCACCAGTATTGTAAGGGGCATGAAGAGGCAGTAAACCTAACTTTGTTTACTAGAAAACAACCACACTCTCTACATAAGTGTCTGTCTTCATCAAATCTATTGCACTCTCTACATATATCTATTCTAGCTTTTTTCACCTCTGGAGGAACGATTAGATTCCCATTAGAAACAAATCCTTTTAGAATATCATAAGCAGTCTTAGAGAAGAACTTTGCCTTCTCTAAGTTTGATGGTTCATCTTTGCGATGCGACATGATCTTTAACGTAACATGGGACTCCAGCAGGGTCTAACCATTTTGTATATTCAAAATCTTGAATAGCTGTTTTCATCTGCATCCAATTATCACAAAGGTACATATCTTTGTAACCATTGTAATTATTCCATTTTTGAATACGATAATCTGGTTGACCATTCTCAAGTAAATCAGGCATCTTCACATACCTGTAGGGATCATTTTGGCGAATCACTTCAATCATAATAAAATAGCATATACTTTATTATACACAATTTATTATTTGAAGTCAAGCACCATCATCATGATTCCACATATATTCTATATCTTTTGCTTGTCCAGAATCAATAACTGGTTTTAAAATATCCTTATGTGGAACAAGTGCTATCTGACCATCAGGAGTATCTAACATAAAAGATTCTCCTGATATTGCTTGGTCAATTATCTCATCAAAATTGTCCTCAAGATATTTTAGACTTATGATTTTCACCCTAGCCCCATTCGTTCTTCGTTGCCTGGAATAGGTCTGTTATTAGGATCACTACCCAGATCTACAACTGGAACATAGTCTTCTCCAAAAGCAGCCTCATTTATCTCTGATATGTGTCCTGTTTGTTGTCTAGCTTTAAGCATTTCTAACACCTGTGCGGCTGATGTCAATTCAAAAGGATCTTCAGCTAAGTTATCTCTTGTGCTCTTATCGTCAGGAGTCTCTTCTTCTAGGTAACACATTTGAACATTATTCTCTAAAAGTAAAGCATAACGCCAAGATCTTTTTCCATATCCTTTATTATACATTTCAACAACAGTTTGGTTTGGTGTCATGCCACCCTGTAAAGATAATCTAAGTGATAAGGCTCCACTTCCATCTGGTAGATACTTACAATGTTTGATTTTCATTTTCTTCCACCACGCATCCATAACATATGCATCATTCAAAGATACAAAATAAATTTCATCAATATGTGAAGGATCGTTTGGATCTCCTACTAGTGAGGTGTCTTTAAATTTTAAGTAATTCTTCTCAAAATCTTTTACCATTTTTTCATCTGTAGGTAAAAAAGCCCCATTGATTCCTACTAAAAGAACATCCTTCCCAGCAAATAAATCATGAGTTGCTTTTCTGACAAGTTGTTTCTTCTCCAAAAAGAAAAGTTCAGCATTGGGTACTAAGTTCATTTCTTCAACTAAATTATTCGTATATTATATATGTCTCTAAATTATATCTTTATTTTCTTCTATTGGCAATACGACTTCAAATTCTTTTAAGATGATTGCTTCTGGTTCTTGATCTCTGATATTACAATACTCTAACCACCTCAATGATGTCTTGTCTGGTTCGGTTAATCCTTTGCCATATAATATAGTATTCACTCTATCGTTTAACGTACAAAATGTATTAACGATACGTTCGGAATTTACGCCAATCACATTTTGCACCTCCTCTCTGGACACATTGATCTTATACATCTGAAACTCTGTGCCATATATTGAATGAAATAATCCTGCCTTTACCTCATCCATAGGTCTTCCAAAAGCATATAATAAACCAGATACTCTTATGGAATGTGAAAGAAGATCATCATCTCTATGTGGAATTTTATCAGCACCAAGTCCGATCATGTAGTTTACATAATCTTGCATCAACCTGACATATTAATTGTTAAAGATAGTCTAGGTTCCTCACAAGAACATACACAATGTTCAGTGCCTGCTGGTAAAATTAAAACTCCCTCTGGATTAACCTCTTGAATTTGGCCATTGATATTCCATATAGAAGTTCCGTATATTGGTTTAACTATTACATGGTAGTCATGATGATGTGGATCAAAACTAGGTCTTTTATCTTTTGTACCAGCCGTAAAATATAAATTGGCATTAGTTTCAGATCCTTTATACTCAAATAATTTTTTATCAAGAGCTCTAAGTTCCTTGGTAAGATCCATAACATTATTGAGTAAGGTTGTGAATCCTAAATCATATAATCTCTTCCATCTATCATAGATTAGAAATTTTCTAGAATCAAAAAATCCATCAGAAGTATTGCCCATCTGATTGATAACTTCTATTGCTAATTCTGGCCATCTATATTTTATTTGAAGAAGATCTAATAGGCCTTCCTCAGTTAAAGTTATTTCATGTTCACCAATAAATTTTGCAGCATTCTCAAGATACATTAAAATAATCCTTTCTATAATAACGACCTAAAACATTACTATTATAGTAAGCAGGTTCTCCATTGTCAAGAGACTCTGTTAAAACGTTGTTAACAAACAGTTGTCTGGTCTCTTCATAGTTGGTTTTCCCCAAAGTAGTATGGAGTGACAAGATCTCTCTGGAAAAATTTGCCTTTCCAAATTCGGATACGTCGGCTTTGAGTTCTGGGGACGATCCATAATACTTCTTCCAGTCCGACTCGCTAGTAACCTTTCTCTTTCCTCCCCTAGGCTTACGTTTCTGTACGAAATACTTTCTGCCGATGTACTTCTTACCTGTTGTCTTATTTGTAATGCAGTAGACGAAACCGAAGAAATCATTAATATCGTCAGAAGTGAAAGGTTTACCCTCATATAGCCAGGGGTTTTCGTAATCTCCTCCTTCAACCATTCCATAATTCTCATATCTTTACACTATGTATAACAGGTTTTTCATTCCTTAAAACGTTGTACAGTTCTCGATTTTCAGAGGCAGAGACAGGATAAAACTCAGCACTAGGATCGAATCCATCATACCTTTTTGCTTGATTGATTACAATAGAACCATCCTCTCCTGATTGTGACCTGTGAAATGTGCCACGAGGTATCAGTAGAGCACCACTCTGTCTGGTAAGATTGACAAGATGATATGGATACTTCCATTGTAGGTTCACTAATTCAAATGTCCTTGACCCTTGAACCACTCTATTATAATCGTCTTGAAAACTATGAATATAGAATGACTTTGCACCTACACAATCATCTGGTGGTGAGGTGGCAGGGCCATCATGGATTACTAGGTCTGCTGCATTAGATTCTTCAACAGATATATCATAGAATACAACAGCGTCTGTCTCTCTAAAGATTCTATGTTTTATAAACTGGACTTCATTCATTTCAATTTATTCCAAGTATCTTTCCAATCTTTTACCTTTACAACTTCTCCTAATTTATTATTCAATATTGCATCTGCTAGTGGCCTATCGTTACCATATTCATCTAATCTATCTCCAAAAAATATTACATCGCCATCCATGAAGTCTCTGACAATTTGACTCTTATCACATCCCTTCTTTGATATATCTACTCCTGTTTGGCCTCCAACATGAGCATACATTTCTGGAAACTTTTTATTAAATCTTTCAGCTATGCCTCTCCTCTCATTCTTTATTTCATCCCAATCAGAATAAACTAATCTTTCTACCTGATTTGCCCCTCTACCAACAATACTAAAATTTACACAACCTGGCCTTTCCTCTATGTGAGTTCCTGTTCTGACAGGGAAAGTACTTTCAAGTAATTCCTCATTTAGATGTTCTCTTGCA